ACAGCCTTGAACAATTCGCTGATCAATGGTTTTACAGCCGCCGCTACAACCACGATGCCTGCTGCGGTTTTCGGATAGGTTTCAGCCAGTCCAGTCAGAAGGTCCATCAGAGAACCGAGGGAAGCCAGCCCACTATCCGCCACCGGAGTCAGTTCACGGCTGGCGACCGTGGACAGGCGCTCGTTACGCGCATTCAAGAGATTCCACTGGCCCTGCTGAGTCATGGATTGTGCCAGCGCGTCCTGCTGCACCGAGCCCCCGTTGCTCAGCTTCGATGTGGCGTACTGGCGATTATCCAACACCTGCCAGAAAGCCTCGTTGACCTCGGAAAGACTGTTCGACAGGCGCAACGCCGCTTCACCACTGTCGGCAAACAACGTGGTCGCCAACGATGAGCGCACCTCGGCAGGTTGGTTGTTCAGTGCGGCAAGCACCGACATTACAACGCCCGGTGCGTTACCGTCCTGGCGCAACTCGCTGGCCACGACTGCGGGGTTAAGATTATTCAGCTGCTGCCATGCCGCACGCTCGGTCGCGGACACCTTGTCGCCCTTGCCCATCGCGGTAACGATATGACTGAGAGCGGCGCCAGCATCGGCCTTTTGCGTTCCGGTATTCAACAATGCCGCTGTCAGTGCAGCGGCTTGAGCGGGCGTCAGGCCTGCCGCCGTAGCAGCACCGCCGTCACGCTGCAAGACGCCACCGATGTCGGCCGCCGTGGCATCCCCGGGGCTCTTGCCCAAATAGTTGATGGCGTCCGCCAGATCAAAGGACGCCTCACGGGTGAGCTTCATGGAGTTTCGCCAACCGACCATCATCTCTGCGACTTCCATGGCCGGCACTTTGAACGCCGTTGCGGTGACCGCAGCATCACTGGCGAAATTATGCAGTACAACTTGACGGTCCGAGGCACTGGGCAGATTACTGACAATCCCTGCCTTGGCAGCCAGGCTCTCAATCTTCAGCAGATCAACCAGACTCGTCCCGCCGGCTGCCACCAGCGGAGCGGTGCTCATGATCAGAATTGGTTGCAGCACCTCCTTGCTCTGGCTCGGGTTGAACCGGGCGGCTTGCCTCAGATCGGCCATGGCCGAGTCAATCTCTATCATCGGTTTGAGCAGATCCGGCGGTTCAATACGGCCACCAGGCTTGTCTGGATCCGCTTGCTCACTGACCGACTCATTTTTGGCATCGACACCAGGAGATTGCGACAACGAACGCTGAGACGACAGTTTCAGTCTCAATGACTCGATAGCCGTCGTCAGCAGGCTGATTTTTTGCCCAAGCGCTTCCAGCGTCAGACCAAGAGTGGAGATTTGTTGCGCAGCAAACACGCCCATGACTTGCACTGGCGAAAGACTCGCCTCTACGGCTGCATCCAGGCTGATATTACCGAACGCCGCCCCCCCTGGATTGATGGCCGCGTTTCTTAGCGAATACTTTTCGTCCGCCATCTCGCTCTACTCCTGTTTCACGCCAAGGCGAGTGATCGCAATGTCGTAGCGGCGTAATGCCTTGCCAGCGTCCCACTCCAGAATCTCCGCCTCACTTACCGGGTAAATGAGCGGCACCACATCGAGGATTACTTCGATGTCGCGCTCCGAAAGAAGTCCGCCGGTTTGTTTAAAAAATCGTCGATGCGCACCTGCAGCTGGGTCCAGTCGGGCACGGTCAGCGAGGCCAGGTCGGGAAGCATCAGGCCGGTGCAGTGGGCAGTGATGAACTCGGCGCGTTCCTTGGCCGTCTTGAGCTTCTTCATCGCCTTGGTCGCGCGCAGCACCGGCATTTCCAGGGTCAATGAAGCCAGCGTGCGCCCCGCTGCCGCGAGGGGTTGCAGCAGGGTCACTTCATCGGGGGAGGCCGACGGTTTTGCCGCGTCTTCGCCTTGTGCCAGGAAGTGCGAGGACGGCAAGGTCGACATTTGATGAACGTATTGCGCGATGCTCACGTAGTCCGGGCGTTTGAGTTGATCGAGTTCCTTGGCCGACAGCCCGGTGGCCAGCAATGCCAGCTCGAAGAACTGGTCGTCCTCATCATCACCGGCACGGGCCAGGGCTTCTTTCTGTGCCGCGTAGTACAAGGGTTTGAGCTGGACTTGCGCGATCTGTGCGCCATCATCACCGGTGATTGGCGACAACAGAACATGCTTTGGAGGTGTCCATGACATGGCATGAATTCCTTGAAGAATCAGGAAAGCCGCCCGCAGCAGGTCGGCGAACCGACGGGTGAAGGCGGCATGGGGGAAGTTCAGTGAGGTGTTACGGCAGCAATACCGCCCGACGGGCGTCGCCCAGGATGTCGACGCCGTTGAGCATGAACTTCTGGGTGCGCACGTCGATGTCGATCACCGGGATGCCGTTTTCCAGACGGTTGTAGGTACGGCAGGTGAGTTCCAGCGTGGTGGTGGGTTTATCGCCCATCTTCAGCTTGGCTTCTTCCAGGGACTTCAGCTTGCCGCCGACGGTGTGGTAGGTGAACCAGGTATTGCCGTCCTGGTCCTGACCGGCTTCACGCACATTCAGCAGGATGTCGTCGCCCGGCGTCACGCCAAGTGACAGCATGATTTCCGGCCCTGCCCCCTGCAGGACCAGCTTGGCGCCAAGCACTTTGCCGCTCTTGGCCATTTCCTCGGCGATAAAGCGGCCGCCTGCCATCGCCTCCATCTCGAACTCGATCTTCGGCGGGGTGAACTCATCCACAGTCGCCGACAACGGCAGGCCTTGCAGGGTGGCCGCGATGGCCTGTCTTACGCGGTTGGTAAACATTAGAGAACGTCCTCCAGGAACTGCTCGATGATTTCATCGCGGGCATTGAGTTGATAAACCATGTGTTCGTTCGGCGCGTAGCGGCCGTAGTCGATGACCACGTACCAGGTGCCGTTCTTGTACTTCTCGACGCTGTTCAATTCCGGGTGCAGGTAGACACTGCCCCCTGGAATGGTTTCGTCGGCGACCAGGGTTTGCAGCCAGTCATTGATGCGCTTGACCTCCTGATCCATGAACGACTTGGTCAGGTTTTTCGCCATGGCCTTCTGGCCGGCTTTTACCAGCTTGCGACTGATCGCATCTTCGAGGCCGACATAGCTGATGAACTTGCCGGTGACGGAGCGGTTACCCAGCAGCGAGAAACCGCCGAGGACCGTGCGGGCGTAGTAGCTGATGCCATAGCGGTTAAGCAGATCGCCCTCGGTGGACTTGTCGAGGATGTTGTATTCCACGACTCGGGAAACGTCCTCGGCGAAGGTCACCTGGTTGCCCGGACTTTCCCATTGCTTGACCTTGGCCAGCGCAGCGATGGCCAGACTCGAAGGCGACAGGAACACGTTTTTCTTCGCCGCCTTGGAGTACACCGATGGCATGTTGTGCACCAGCAGGCATCGGTCGAAACCCAGTTCCGCACCACCCAGTTCCTGGCTGTAAGTCACCTGATCGGCAACGGCGGCATCCTTGCCGTCGAGCACCACGCGCGCCTTGATGCGCTTGCCGAACGAGGCAAACTCGCTGGCCACCGCCTTGGTACTGGTAAAACCCGGTGCGCCGATAATGGTCAGGTCTTCTGGCACGCCGCTGAGTGCAGCAAGACCGAGCTTGCGGCCAGTCAGCGGATCGACGCCGCCGATCACATTGTTCAGCGTGTCGGCCGGGGTTGTGCCCTCGTCAACGATGACCACGTAAACCGGCACCTTGACCACTTTCAGGATCTGGAAAACCGCATGGAACAGCGTGCCTTCTTCGGCGCCGGTTGGGTCGAGCAGTGCCTGGGTGGTGAAGCTGTTGATGCGAAATGGCGCATTGCGCGGAATCAGCGGATCGGCCTTCGGCGCGGTGCCGATCAGACCGATGACGTTATCACCCAGGCCACCCATGGCCTCGGGGGACTCGGTGGCATTGACGCTAATGCCGTTGTGTTCGAAGTTCAGAACCTCAGCCATATTATTCAGCCTTCTTGGTGGTGGCCTTTTTGGCCGGGTTGGATTCGGCGGTCGATTCGTCCGCCTCGTTTTTCTTCCGTTCAAGGCGACCGGCGCTGCGCAACGCGCTGGCCTCCACATCGAGCAACTTCAGTTCCTGGCCGATGCTCGACCAGTGCCCACCCCCAATGGGGAATGGACGGAGCACGGTGTACGTTTGGCGTTCTGTCATTTCTGTTTCTCCATAAACAAAAAAGCCCCTTGGGAAAGGGGCTGTTGGGTGATATTTGCCGGATTGGAAAACGCCCCGGCGGTGCGGGGCGTTATGTGAGTTGTTCAGCCAACCAATCCGGTGACAACGGACGGTGATCGAACATCGGAAACTGGCCCGCCTCCGGCCATTTGCGCAATGCCTGACGGTATTGCTGCAACCTGCTGTATTGCTCAAGGGTCAGCGTGGTAGCAGACCCGCCTTCCAGTTCGTCACGATGCCGCGACACGAAACCATCGGTCGCCAGCAAACGCTCATCGCGCCATTGCCTCTCAACAGCCGCCAACACCTCAGGCGAAGCTGGCGGCGGGTCGACCAGCACAGGCGGCTCAACATCAAAGTCAATTATCTGGCCTGCGACTTGCCCTTCAAGAAGACTGGCATGCAGATCGTGCGTGATCTCAACAGCATCGTGTGGAAGAGCAAGACTGATGGCATTGTCAAAAAAACTGCAAGTCGATTTGCTCGAAAAAATGGTCATATGTCGCCTCTCAATGGGCAGTTATAAACAGAGTCACACATCGGGCAGTCGGACTAGTTGCCAATGGCAATGTATTGACTGCCATTCCCCACAATATTGCCGCGCCACACGAAGGAACCTTGCGTCAACACGCCTGCACATGCGTAACCAACAGAGTTGCTCCCCGCTGTATATCCTTGGCTGATCAGTACCTTTCTGAAAGCATTCGGGAACGCAACAGGCAAGGTATTCACCAAGTCCCCAGCCGTGGCCGGCGCAGTATCGCCCCACTGGATAATCAACCCGCTCGGCAGCTTCTGGTAACCGCTAGAACCAGGATTGACGGCGAAAGCTTCTGCGCCAAGCCCTCCACCTCCCAAGTACCACGCATTATTTCGCTTAACTATGCTGACCTTTTCTCCGATCAACGGGGAATACAGATTCCCGCCCGTGAGGCCTTGGATAATCTCAGAGCCATTCCCCTTAATCAGTGCGCCGCTTGAGGTGAACAGAAAATGGAACACTGCCCCATTGGGCGTTGCTGTCAGGGCAGGAAGAGTTGATTGCCAGGCACCACCAACGATGAATAGCCCCCCAGCCTGTGAGGCAGTAAGCACTGTATTTCCAGCGATCAAGGTCGGATCGCCAGGCAAATTGCCAAGTGCCTGCTGGACAAACGCAGTAGTGGCCAACAACTTGCTGTTGTCGAATTGATCCGGGGTATAGCCGAATACTCGCCCGTACTGCATTTGAGCCGATCCATCCGCCCACCAGGCCGTCGCGCCGTTACTGACCAATTCCAGGGTCGCACCCGGCTGCATAGCAATGCTCGCGACTTGTGCGCCATTGCCGGCATTGATCGCATCAGCCCCGGCACAAACCACGTTGACCACACCGTTACCAATGTTGCGAAAGTTGATCGCGCCGCCAGCCGCAAGCGCATTGGCCGCGGGCAGCGTGACCTGGAACGACCCGATCACCGTTACGATCGACCCGACCGCCGCGGTGGTTAGCGTCGTGGCTGCGGTCAGGCTGGTAAAGCCACGATAGTTACCCTGGCTGCGCCGGGTAAACTCTGTCGTGGCGATCGCTTTGGAGTCGTCGAACAACGGTTGCGTTGTCCAGTTCGGACCCGACATGATCCCGGCATACTTGAGTGCGGCAGAGCCGCCAATCAAACGCCACAAATTGCCAACCCGGACAAACTCCGCCGTATCTCCTTGCACGAGCGAAATATTCCCCAGATAGTTCACCGCATCGATGATCTCGCCAGGGCCCGAAGTGACGGTGAGAGCTCCCTGGCCGCACACGAGGTAGACCATCGCACCTCGCGGAATGACACCTCCGCCGACAGGAAGGGTCACTGTCGCCGTTCCAGTAACCGCAAAGGACGCAAGTTTACCGACGTCCGCCAGGGTCATGACCGTGGACGTGGAGTAGTTGGTGTATTCGCCAAACTCCACGCCGCGACGTCTCAGATAGGCCGAGTTGATCAACAACTGCGAGTTGTCGAATTGCGCCGGCGTATTCGCTGTAGGGCTGATCAGCGCTGGCGAGTCGATCGGTGCAAATCCTTGGGTCACGTTCTGAAAGGTCAGGGCCGTGGTGCCGAGAACAATCACGCCATCGGTGACCAGTTGCCAGATCGTGTCGGCATTGCTGCTCCCCTGCTCAACAGAGACCGTCAGCCCTGACGTTACTTCAGCACTTGAATCGGCGTCCTTTGCACGGGTCCAGCCCGCCACAGCCGCGACCCATATGCCATTGTCCTTTGCCAGGGTCTGACTCTTGACCAGGACACGATCGCCCGCGACAACAGCCACACCATCGATCATTTGAGCGCCAGTCAAAGCGATGTTCGCTGTGGTTGCTACTCGTACCGATTGTTTGGCATCAAGCTTGCCCAGCTCTGCCGCTACATAGTCCGCGACCCAGGCTCGCGTCGCTTTAACCACCGTATCGTCAATCAACAGCGTTACCAGCGAAGCATTGCTGGTCTCGAAAATCGAGCGAATGTAAAACTCTTTCCCCGAACCCGAGGTCGCCAGAATCGGCTTGAACGACTCAGGGTATTTGACGATCGCGTAAAGAATCCCGGTGTCCGTCCACAGCCCCGCTTCCCGCACATACCAGCCACCCACCTCCGACGGGATGGTCACCTCGGCCAGCAACCAGCTCGGGTTTTTTTCGTCCTGGAACAATGCATTGAGTGGCCCGCGCCACACTTCGCGTTTGAGTGCCGTGGCGGTCGCCGCCGGGTTGTAGACCGTGCCGCCGCCGTCACCGACCGATATCTGCGACAGCCTGATAGGAACGCCCGCGGCCTTGCAGGCGGTTTCGTAAGCAATCCCTGCATTGGTGAGCAGGGTGTAATAGTCAGCCATTCAGGCCCCCTGAGGATAAATAGTGGATGTTTCAACGGTGTAGAGACCGGCAGCCAAAAAGACTTCACCCGATGCCTCCAGCCCTTCGATGACAATCGGATAAACCGTCGCCAGCTCCCCACAGACGGTCGTCGCGCCGATGACATGCCTGCCAAAGGCACTCAAGCCGACCGATACCGACACGCTGTCGCGTTCGCTTTTGGCGTCCGCCAGGCGTCGGTCCAGACGTGCGTCGATCTCTTCGCTGTAGGGTTGATCGGTAAAAGCCCTGACGGAAAAGCTGTAGGGCGTACCCGGTGGCGTCTGTTCGTACCAGGCACGCACCTCAGGCATCAAGCGCAAGCCCTTGGCGGCATTTTCCAGTGCCTGCCGCGTGCCGGCCTGCCGGGCGGTGGGCCAGGCAAGCCCCACCGTCAAACGTTTTTCCAGCTCTACTGCCTCAGCGTTCCACTCGCTGACACCCCGGTCCGCCGCGAGGTAAGGCAGAAACGCCAAGGGCGTCGCCGCAGGGTTCATCAGTTCGGGGAACGGCGGAGCAATGCGATCAAGCAAAACACCGAAACCGATATCGAGGGCCTTTTCCAACGGTGAACTGTTGGCCGGCAACAGGCTCATACGAGGCGTTGGATCACTCATAGGGTGAGCACCTCCACCTCGACACCCGTGCAATAAGGCGCCTCGAAGGCCGTCGTCACAATCGGCTCGATAGGTTCAATAATTTCCAGCTGAACCGCCCCGGCGTTATGCAGCGTGTAGTCGATCCAGCTCGGATCGACCCGCCCTTCGAGGCGATGGCAACTGTCGGCATAAACTTGCAACTGCTGTTGTGCAGCGGCTTTCGTCAGCCCCGAATCAGGGCCGGCGTTGATCCTGGCAACCACGCGGATCTTGTAGTTCTGGATATGAGCGCCCTGGACGGTGACCCGATCGGTCTCCGGCCGCACATCGGGGCGGGAAAAGTGCTGGCGTACACCCTCGAGCAAATCGTCGCTGGCCGTACCATCGCCCTCCCGCGAAAGCACTGTGACCCTCACTTCGCCGGGAGCCGTACGTCGTCCATTACCGTCCTTGATCTGCGCGGCATAGCCGTCCGGGGAGAAGCTATACGTGACAGTTACCTCACCCGCGGTTGCCGTTTCCACCTTCACTGCTGGCCGCTCGCCGAGGGTGAAAACCTCCCGGCGATACTGCATCCGCGAACCGGCGGCCGGTGCGTGGGGTGCCAGGTAGTAACGCAACCGGGCATCGTCGTCGCTCTCATACACAGGGGCCACCGGCGGAAACGCCACCGGGTCACCAGGATCCAGCAATTGGCGTTCAAGGCCCATGTCTGCGAGGCGGGCATCGAGATTGCTACCAGTAGCCCACCACGCCAGCATCTGCTTGATCCGAGCGTTGTACTTGCGTTCGTGAAGTTGCAAACGCACACAAAACGCCTCTAACGCCAAAGTCAGCAGCTCGCTTTCATTCTCAAGGCTGAGCTTGAGCATTGCCGCACTCTCGGGGGAGCGGGCACCCACGTACTCGACGACAAACGTCTTGAACTCTGCGAGCAGATCCTCAAAAGCGTCGACGGCGACAATTGCCGGCTCCGACAACTGGTTCTGCCCCGGTATCAACATGCTCATGTCACCACCTCGAAGGTTTGATTACGGTTTTTCCACGTGCCAGAGAAACGCAGCATCAACCCCGCCCCCTGGCGACTGGCGACAATGACATCTGGCTGAAAATCCCCGATGCCGTTCTGATGGTTGTAAAACGCTTGCGCGGCATGGCTCTGGGCCAGGATCAACAAGTCGTCACCGAGGTTCTGCCCCAACAAATCCGGGATGGCGCAGCCATACAAAGGACGCTTCTGACGTGTACCCAACGGCGTGGTCAGCGCGCGGGTTGCGCGCTGCACAAATTGAGGCCAGTCGTCGACCGCCGCGCCTGTATTACGATCAATTCCAATCATGGGAAAACTCTTTATGCAGTGCTGATGACGCGGCCCTGGTGATCGACCAAGGGGCCGCTCAGGTGCACACCGGAAGCATCGAGTCGCATCCCCGCCGCACCCAGTTGCAGTTCAATGGATTCAGAAGTCATCGCCATTCGCGCCGGGCCGATTTTCAACTCGAGCACTTCGCGAGAGGCGGTCAGCAGCGCCAGGCCGTTTTTCCAGTGCAGGACATGACTGACGTCGTCGTAGCTGCTTTCAGTGCCGTCCCGATAGAGGCGACGCGTCAGCGATGCCTGTGTCGAGACAGGGGGAAACTGATTGCTGTTCAGCCCGAACAACGCAACGGATTGGGCGCTGCTTTCGCCACCGCCGTGGTTGAGTAACAGGCATTGCTCGCCAACGGACGGTAGTCGCGTCTCACTTTGCCCCCCCGCACTGGGGTTGAAAAAACGGATGGCCGGCGTCAGCAGTTCACCGTGCCTGACTCGGCAAGTGTTGCCGACCGGATCGACCTCCTGGCACACACCAACGCGACACAGACTGTCAGTACGCCGGTAGAGATCCTCAAACTCGGTCTCCATCTCAGCCAGGCGCTCAATGATCGGGTCAAGCTGTAGACGTAAAAGCGCATCGAACATGGCTCAGCCCTCCAGTTCCTTGTATTGGTCCGGGTCGTCGATGTTCGAAACTTCCCAGGTACGGGCAAACTTCGGAGTGCCCAGGGGGTCGTCCAGCAGAAGCGGACCGAGGTAGAGCGCCTGGCTAAAGGACAGGGTCCAGGTCGGGTATTGCCGTGCTTCGCTGATGAGGATTGAAGGAATGGCGTCGAGGTTCAGCGGCAGGTCGCATTGATCCTTCGGCAGCCCCCAGCGGTTATCCGTGGCCAGATCCTTGAGTGCACTGGCCAGATCACAAGCGGCCAATCCGGAGCCAGCCTGCATGGCCTGCGCAACAACTTGCAGCGAGATCGTCAAAACATGAGCGATACGCCCATCACTGGCAGGGCAGCCAGGTGCGTCGCGCTCAATGGTGATCAGGACCCACGGTCGTTCGCCGACTTCCGTGAAGTCCTCATGACTTCCGACGTTTATACCGAGTGCCGAGTTGCTCAGCGCCAAGGCAATGGCAGCCAAAAACTGTGAAGGTTTTTCGATGATGGAGGGCATATTGGACGTCCTGTTCTTATTTCGGCGAGCTCGATCAGCCAGCCATTTCACTGTTGGTCGGGACGAGAATCACGGGCTGGCACTTCACAGACGCCTATTCGCCTGGCCGCCCAGCGCTCATAAAGCCCGATGGCCACATCCGCCCCGGCCATCGCCGTCAGGCAACCAAAAGCCCCCGCCGCCCAGATCGACACGCCGGCGGCATACAGCAGCATGATTGCCGAGACCCCGCAGATCATGCAGGCCCCGGAGCGCAAGGCCAGGCGTCGCAGCAATGACCAGCCGCGGGCGCCCTCCTTGTCGGCGCGCCACATTTCGCCGGACACCCCGCCCAGCAAGGCGAGGACGATGACGAGCCAGATCGGCATGTCCAGCAACGCTTGTTGCTCGTTTGTCATGTCACGCCTCCCGGGGTGATTGATGAATGTTGTGTAAGGGTCAAACGCTTTCATTTTTCAGGTAGGCATTCCAAAAAGCCCGGTATGAGCCGGGCTTTTCAGTAATGCGGTCCTTCGCGTTGATCTTTCGGCGCTACTGGCGCGGTACGGATCGATTCAAATTGTTCCTCCGACCGCGGCCCCTGCCCGCCGGATAACTGCTTCTGGTGCTTTACGCTGCACACCCGGGTCAGTTGCCAACCCTCTGAACCGTTAAGGCCGGTTCATCGCTGCCTGTGTGGTGGAACTAAAGAGCTTCGTTTC